GCATTGCTGCCTCCCGTTGTGTGGACGAAAAAAAACCCGCCGAAGCGGGCATCTATTTGCAAATCAAACCGATCAGAGAGAGACCGGCGGCCGAGGCTCTGCCATGAGGATGACGCCATTGGGCGTGACCCCCGCAATCTCGCCGCCACTCTCGCCCCACGCCTCGTATTCGCCTGGCGCCAGCTTCACAGCGTCGGATGGCATGCCGCCCTGGCCGTGCACCTCCAGTGAATAGAACCCCTTCTTTTCCTCGCTGTAGTACATATCCATCTTCTTCCCCTATCGCCCTATAACTCGATACCTGACCACGACATTCCACGGCGTCGACGTGGACGAATTCCCACGCCGCAGCGTCACCCCAGTGGTGGTCAATGTGTCCGTCATCACGGAGCAGCTAACCTGTGTCGGAGCAGGCGTTTCCACGGATATAGCGATACTCAGTGCATTAGCCGTGAATGCCATAGGAAAGGTCACCACAGCATCTGACGTGCTGTTCGCAGGTAACGTGACGAGCGCGACAACCCCCCACTGCTCAATGATCCCACTCGGCAGGATCTGGAAACCGTTGAACGTGGCCGAATAGTTAGTACCCTGAAATGCCGCTCTCAACGACGCGGGGCTGAGCGTCGTGTCACTACTGGTGAGCCCCTGAGCCTCCGGCGTCGTAGCGCGCCGAGAGATCCCAGAAACCAATGTTGTTGCCGGAACCGCGGCAACGCCAGCGACGACGGATTGCACAAACGCTGTGGTCGCAAGCTTCGTCGAGTTGTCCGCTACGACAGGCGTTGGCGCGGTCGGTGTCCCAAGGAAGGCGGGGGAAGTCAGAGAGGCCAGAGCTTTCCAAGCCGCCGACACCCCCGCATTGGGATCAACTGCATTGTTGTCGGCTTGGCTAACCCAAACTGTCACCCCATCATTACCAAGAATCAACGCGCCCTTCGGATAGCCGCCGATAGCGGTTGCAAATGGCGCATCGTATGTATATCCCCCCCCCGCATTGGCCCACCGCTGACCTTCGCTAAGAAAGTTCAAGATGCCATTGAAATCGGCACCATATGGCGGCACGCCACCGGCGGCTAGAGGCGTCATCGTCAAAGGCGGAAATCCATCCGTAAACGATGCCGCCCCAGGCGTAATGCCGATTTGCGAATTCACCGGGATGGTGTTCTTGGTGCCACTTTCCGCAAAGGGAACTGGAGACTTGCTGGGTGCATTACTGGCTTGCATTTATAAGCCCCGAAGATGTGAAGAAAACGCCAGATCCGAATGGCTGCATAAGCCCTTCGTGGAAACCGAAAGTGGTGGAGCGATCGACCTGTAGAACATTTGCCAATACCGCCGCCGGTTTCGGAATAGCACCGGACTGAGTCAAGATGGCGATCTCGAAGGGCTCGAGCGCAAACTCAAACACGTACCGAAACTCCATGTTTCCGGTATCAGACACGTAACAGCGACCACGGCCTTCGAACAGGTTTGACAGCAAACGATTAAGGCTCGGTGAAGTGCAGTCGCTGATATTTGCGAGGGCCTTCACCAGAATCAAGCGTCGATATGCATCGTCAGCCAACCGATAGGTCTGGGTGGCCTGCTCGCCTGCGAAGAACGGAGCCTGGTTGAAGGGCTGCCAACTGATGGCCTCTTCGTAACCCAGATAGCTGGCATCGCCCGGAACGGTCAGCATTCTCCCGATATCGACAATCCTTCCCCAGATATCCAGCCCGAACCCCTGAGCCGTCTCCACATTCCAGACGAAGCTGTAGAACGCATCAAAATCGGCGTCCGGATTGATGTATTCGTCCATGTTGTTGATCAACTGGACGAGCGTCGGGCTGTTGGCGTACTGGCTGATGATGGTCCGCGCCACCAGACCAGGCTTCGGTTGCACGTTCATACCAAGGTCACCGAGATATCAGCAGCCGACACAGTCGGGCGCCGATTGATGGGCACGGTCAGGCTCGCCGCCGTCGGGGTGGCATCACCCAGCAACAATGAAAGGATTGACACCGAAGCGCCCAGCATCGACACGGGCGCGTAAAAGCGGCTTGCATAGATGGTTGAGCCTATGCGCGCGCGCTGACCTCCGTCGGAGCCGTTGAAAGCGTCGACGATGGCCTGCTTCGTCAATTCCACAATGTTCGATGGCAGCGAGGGATTGTTGGCCAACTGAACCGCAAATTCCACGGGCAGTGCGACGGGCGTTTCCCACTTCACGACGTAGGATGGGTACGGGTAGGCATAGCCGTCCCTGTCCTCAACCGTATAAGACGTGTTGCCGTTGTAGTCAGCCCCGTTGCTCTTCTTTCGCCAGATGGCCATGGCGATATCCGCCGCCTCGCCTCCTACGACGGCCACCCAGATGGAGTGCGGAACGAGCGAGACACCGCCGATGGTCTGGGCGATGGACAGGTTGTTTTCCGTCACGTAGACGTCAATCACCCCGTCCAGGTTTGCAACCGCAGCGTAGATGGACTGCAGCGAGCTACGGGCATTGATCGCCACCGACTGGCGGCGGCGCTCTTCGAACTCAGCGCGCGACTCGACATTGCTGCCCACGGTACCCGCGTCAGCGTTCAAGACCGAGTCCCACCCGGGGATGGCTTGGTAGATCTGGTTCAGCGTGCCCGCCGCGCAGCTGATCGGTCCGTTGACCGAGCAGGAGAACGGCAGATCGATGCTGCCGGAGGCTGGGATCGTGCCGGCCTGCGTGCAGAGGTAGATATTTCCGTCGACCGCCTGCGCGCGCGCGCCCGCCGGGATCGTGACGCCCGTCAGGCCCATGCAGGTGCCGATCACGGTGGTGGCCGTGCCGGGCTTGCGGTCCAGGAAATAAATGCGGCCGATGGCGTCCTGCATCCGCCCAGCGGCAAAGGCCGGGTCCACCTGGTTCACGTACGAGGCGAACTCGCTGTTCTTGTCGCCTATGATGGCCGTGGTGGTGCTGGCCAGCTGGCCCTGGGGCGTCTCCAGGTTCTTGTTCAGGCCGCCGCCGAAGGCGCTATCCATGTCCGCCAGCACGCCATCCAGGATCTCGGATTCTTGAGGCAATACGAGGCCTTCCGGCGTGAATTTCACGCGCGGTACTTGGGAGGTAGCCATGGGGTCCCTAGAAAGTGATAGTCGACGTCGTGCCGTTGGTCAGCGTGACTTCGACATAGCCGCTCAGGCGGCGATTCTCGAAAGCGGTGATGGTCGGTACGGCGTCGGCAACGTCCGGCACGGTCAAGGCCGCGGCGCGCAGCCGCTCGCGCACCAGCGCCAGGGGCGGCAACTGGCCGAGCACCTCGGTCCAGTACGGTATGCCCTTGGCAGTGTCGTAGAACAGCTCGCCGCGGAATAGCTTGATGGCGCTGGCCACATCCTGCGCCACAGCATAGGGGTTCGACGCCATCGCGATATTGCCAGCGGCATTCAGGACCAAGTCCCACGCCGTTCGATCCAGCAGTAGGGTGTGCACGTCAGCCCCCCTTCACCGTGGTGGTCATATGTGATGCGTTCATCTGCTGCGTCGGCGGATTCGTTTCAGCACCCACCCCATTCTCGTGGTGTGTGTGGCTGTTGAAAAGAGCCTGGAAGACGGAAGTCACAAACGCCTTCAGGCTCTGCCCAGCGGCGCCCAGCGATATGGTCGGCGCCGTCACGCTTGCGCTGCCGCTCGCGGTGACAGTCGAGGTGGCGCACTGCACCGTCGCGGCCCCCGACGCCGTAACCGTCACCGTCGGCGCGATGACTTCCACCTTGGAAGGCGACACTACGTTGATACCGCCCTCGGTGAACTGCACATACTGCACCGGCGCGCCGTTGAGCATGCCGCCAAAGTAGAGGCCATCGGCCATGTCGTGCGTCCGCCAGGATCCAGGATTCGCTTGCTGCTTGCTGGCCTTGACCGCCGACAAGTCCCGGCTCGCGAACGCCGCCATGCCGATGTCCCCCACCTTGGGGTCGAGGATCACGGCGTCGGCTCCGCCCTGCAGCCGGAAATACGGCAGCTGGAACAACTGTCCATGCGGCACCGCATTCCCGTTTCCGTCCAACTGATTAACCAGTGGCTGCACGTCGACAAAGCCGACCGGCGACACGCCGCCGTTGTTTGTCACCGCGATCACGCGAACCAACGTGCAGGTGTTCAGCCGGTTCAGCATTTGGGCCACCAGGAACGTGAACGCGCCGAAATCGCCGATCCCCTCCGATGCCCGTGCCAGCCCTTGGTAGCCAAATTCCGGGTTAGCCATTGAATTCCCTTATGCACATGATTTCTGTGATCCAAGCCCCATTCGGGACTTCGGCATCAAGCGTGTGCGAGATGCTCACTACCGTCCATTCCCCATGCGCTGGTTCGTTGACGCTGATCACCTGCACCTTCTTTCCTACGCCCAGCCGCGGCTCATATAGCAACCGGACCATAACCCCCCCACCAGTAAAGGATGGATATCCCACCATGTTCAGCGATGGGTCAATGAGGATTGCCTCGTTCTGGCGGCTTCCGTCCCACGGCCATATCGCGAGAATGCCGGCCTCGATCGCATAGTTGAACCGGCCGGCCTTGGCCAGCGCCCGCAGCTGATCTATCGCCGTCCCGGAAAAATAGGGGTTGGCGAGCCGCCCTTCGACGCCGTTGGATTCAAACGCCAGGCCCATTCCAGACGCGATGTCTCTCGCCACATCAACGATCTTGGTGTTGGCTCGATAGCTTCGAGCCGGCACCAGCTTGAGCGCATCGCTCGCCTGAGCCAATGCCGTGATGTAGAAGACCACCTCCGGCGCCGAGTTGTAATCAGCCCAGGCCTGGTCAATCTTCCCCTCATAAACCACCGAGAGCGCCTGCCCGACATCGCCACCTTCCACCAGTACACGGTTCTGCCCCCGTCGTTGGCTCAACACAGGTCCGATGGTCGTCAGCTTGTTGATCATCTCTGGCGTCAGGCCGTAGATGCGCATTTGCATCTGCGCCTGGGCGTCACCGTTGTACGACACCATCGCCACCTGGACGCGGTACCCCCGCAATGTCACATCGGGCCCCTTTTCGTCGCCAAACTGGCCCTCGCCTAGGCTGATAGTTACATCAAGGCGCCGTTTAATGAAGCTCATAGGTCCGAAGTCTCGATGTACATCAACTGGAACCGACCCCCAAAGCCGGTGTAGACGGGATCGTCGCGCCCTTGGGTGTCAACGAATGTCAGGTCGCCCACGAAGCCACTGTAGGTCTCGCGAATGAGCCGTACGCGGTCATGGCAAAGCACCGCCATGGCGATAGGCTCGTGGTTCACCTGCAGGTCGAGGTATACCCCCGTGGACTTCTGGTAGACGCTGACCTGGCAATTCTGGCCGCCTAGCACCACGCTGCAGGCCTGCGCCGGCACGGCGCGCATTGGAAGCTGCCTCATTGGATACTCCCATCGAGCGGCGCGGCATCTATCGTGCCGGGCTCGGACACCGGGAAGGTTTGCACCTGCCCGTTGTTCTGTTCGCCAGCGCCGTCCGGCTCCGCGGTATTACTGAATGTCGCCTGCGCCGTCTGCCGCACTTCCTCGACGTACAGGTCGACGATCAGCTGGCCGGGCCCCGAACGAGAATTCCGCTCGTAGGAATAGGCCACGACGTTGGCCGACGGATAGACGATCTCCGGCGTCACCACCGAGAACAGGTCGACGCTCCCTTTCAACGCTTCCAGGGTGTTCAGCAATGCACCGCGCGAAGAAGTGTCACCGCTGAGCGCAAACCGCAGCATGGCATCGAACGGCGTGTCCACCTTGTTGAACGACGAGAACGAACCCTGCTCCACCGGGAAACTCGAGATCCGCGACCCATTGCGAAAGCGGATACCCAGGAACGTATCGAACAGAAGCACCTCCTGGCCGTCCTGGTCATAAAGCCCCCAGCGCGGGATGCCGAAGATCAGCGCGGCGATGGCTCCGAGACCGAGATTGGCCAGCTCACCCAGCGACGGGGTGGTCGTCTCACGCAGAATCGCTGGGACACCAGGCACCTGCGGCACATTTGGGAAAGGAATGAGCGGCATCAAAACGCTCCTGTATTGGCTTGGCTCACCAAGTTCTGGCTTCCGCCAAGCGCGCCCAATTCTCTCGCGATACCGCGGCCATCTGTCGCCGGCGTGTGAACATTGACGTCACCATGAATATTGATTTCGTGGTTGTTCTCGGTATTGAGGGGGAAAGGCTTGGCGCTGGCCTGGGCAGCAAGAGGGGCGCCCTGCGCGGCCTGGGCCATGTTCACGGCCCCCAGCGCGCTGTTAGCCGTCAGCCCCTCTTTGACCCGAGCCAAGTAGTTGATGGTCTCGGTGGCTGAAGGCGTGCCGCCGGCTTGCACCGCTCGCGCCTGCTTGACGCCACCGTTGTATTCGGTGATCGCCGCATCGACATTGCCGTTGTAGCGCTTCAGCAGGTCAACGAAATAGCGTCCAGCCGCATCGATCGAATCGTAGGGATTGGTGATTTCCCCCTTCCCATACTGCTCCCAGGTGCCAGGCATGAACTGCATGACGCCCTTGGCGCCGGCCGGTGAGACCTGGTCGCTATTGCTCCTTTCGCCCTGGTTCTTGATGGCGTTCAGCAGGCCCGGCGGCAGCCCATTCTCTTGCTCAACCTTCGTCGCGTACTCGTTCAGCTTGGGATCGTCGTAACGCATCCCATCGCCGCTCCCCTTAGGCTTCAGCCAAGAAGGCGTAATGGCGTCCTTGTTGTTATCCATGAAGGCCTTCACCGGGTCCTTGGATTTCCGAACTTCATCCGGGAGGAGCTTCTCAATGAGCGACGTGAGCGCCTTGAGCAATTGTTCGAATCCAGAGATGAAGCTCTTGATCCCGTCGTTGATGGCGCCACGGTTGCGGATGATCCAATCGCCCAGCTCAATGAGCTTTTCAACGAGGAAATCGAACGCCGGCATCATCGCCGTCAGCACGTTCACGCCAATGCTCGAGAGCTTGTTCATGGCTGTGTCGTACCGCTGGCGAAGCTGTTCCGCACGGTCCGACGCGGCGGCCAGCTCTCCGGCGGCCCCCGACTGCTCCCGGCGGCGCCGGGCGATCCCCTCGGGCCCTTCCTTGTACAGGTTGAACTGCTGGGGATCCAAGCCCATCAAGTTCGCGGCCAGAGCTGCACGCGCTCGATCGGTCTTATAGAGGTCCTGAACGATCTTGGCTCGCGCCAACAGATACGTGTTGCCGTCCTTGAGGTCTTCGACCTTTCCACCGAACTGGAAAAAGGCGGCAGCCGTTTCCGGGGCCATGCCGCGCTTGAACTTCGCGACCTGGTCGGCAGATTCCTTGAGTTGGTTCGTGATCCCTTCGACCGAGCCCCCTGCGTTCTTTGCCGCCAGCTGCCATTCGGCAAGGTCCTTGGCGCTCATGTTCAGATTGCCAGACAGGCGCGCGAGGCTGGCCGTGGATTCCACCGTGCTGGACACGAAGTTCTTGATGCCCATGCCGGCGGTAAACACCGCCAGCAGCGCCAGCGCCTCGTTGCGCACCTTGCTGAAGAACATGGCAGCCTGCTTGCCGCGGGCTTCCATGTCGCGAGCGGTACGGGCAGTTTCCTCCCTGGTGTTCTTCAGGGATTGGTCGGCCTCGGCCGAGCCGCGTTTGAACGCCTTGGCATCCAGACCGAGCGTGACGACTAGGGCGTCGATTACGGTGGCCATGCTATTTTCTCGCGTTCGCTATCGCTTCTTGGTTGTGCGCGTCGACCGCGAACACCTCAAGCAGGTTGTAAAGATCCTCGGCACCGTAGACCGTTTGCAAATCATGCAATAGGCTCGGGTGCCGAGAAATGACTGCGCCGATGTTGGGTGGAATATTCCCGTACCGAATCAACCGCGGGCCGCCGCCGTGCCAGGCTTGGAGGCCGAAGTCGATTTGGCGGCGGCCATAGAAAAATCCATGTGCAGCCCCAGCACGTGCTTGCGCAGCGTCAGAAGCGTGGCGACTTCCTCGATGTCATCGGGGATAAGCCGTCGCGTGACGTTGGCGCTGGGCTGGATTTCCACGCACTCCATCATCTTGTCCAGCAACGGCTTGGCGCTGTCATAGGGCAGTTTGGTCAGCGCAGTCATGCCCAACGCGGCTACGCCTGCCAGGCCGGCCTCGGCGATGTTGTCCGGGATCTGAACCCCGGCGTTCATCAGGGCGAAAAGGGCTCGTCCGGCCCAGTCCTCGGCCTCGTAGGCCGAGAGCTCGGTCAGCACGAACACCTTGCCCTTGTCGCGCCCCTCGGCGCTGATGGTCACGGTTTCCTGTTTTCGCGCCATGTCACACCAGAGCCGGAGAGACGTCTTGCCAGGTGATCTGGAACGTCCGGGGTTGCAGGATGGTCCGGGCAGTCGGCGCCGGCGAAATCTGGGTGAGCACGCCGCGGGTCATGGCGTATTTACGGCTGGTCGAGGGGATGCCCAGGGTTCCGTTGCAATAGAAGACCTCGCGCGCGGTCTTCATAGCAGCCAGATACGCCTCGAACACGATGAGCGAAGGCGAATCCGCCTGAATGGAAATGGTCTGGATGCTCATGAACGGCGTGTAGCCGGCCGACATCCGCCCATCGACGCCCATCACTGCCTGAGCGGGCTGAACCGCCTCGAACGCGAAGGCGTCGTCCGTGGCGTACCCCTCGATTTTCTGGGCGACGGGGAACACACCGGCCACCGCCAGATAGAGGACGGAGTTTGCACTGGTGAGAGTAGACATGTCATTGGGTCCTTACAGGACGGCCAGCGAGGCCAGGGTGATCTGTTGGACGGAACCGCCGTCCATGTACCAGAACGTCATCGGCGGCGTGCCGCGCGCCTCGCGCACCTGCGGGGTGGCGTCCTTGATCTGCAAGTACCAGCCACGGGTCTGGAGCGTTTCTGCGATATCCACGCCGGCCTGGTTGTTCACCTGGGCCTTCTGCTGCGCAGACAGCGTCACACCGGCGCGGATGGAGCCGAAGTTCGCGCCCGCGTTGATCGGGTCCAGGCAGGCCGCATCGATCAGCGTGTAACCGTCCAGGTTGTAGGGGATCGAGTTCATCTGCGTGAGCAGCGTCATCAGTGCCTGTTGCAGCGCGGCGTTCTGCCAGATCTGGTTCACATAGGTGTCGATCCACTTCCAGTTGCCGCTGATCTGCCCGGGGTAGAAGAAGCGGAAGCGGTCATTGCTGGTCGCGTAGTCGCCATAGAAGTTGTAGCCGTTGTCGATCAGCGTCTGCGCGGTCGTGGCGTCGGTCACCGAGAACGTCAGGCCCGACTGGCTCTTGAAAGCCAGCGTGATCCGGCCGTTCGTGCGCTCGAAGTCGATCGAGGCCACGGCGCCCAGCACGAAGGCAGCGTGCTGGGCGTCCTTGTAGATCGGCACCGAGCCGGAATACTCGCTGGCCTGGATGCGAGCGGCCCAGCTGGTGGTGCTGCCCTGCTGCGTTGCCGCGACGTCGGTATCCCAGCCCACATAGGCGTAGCGGTTGCCACGGCTGTTCGTCCAGGCCGAGAAGGCGACCTTGCCATCGGTGTCGGGCTCGAACGTGGTCATGAACGAAGCCCAGTTCTGCGTGATGTCCGTGATCTCGCTCATGTTCGTGGCCGGCACGCCGGCGACCGCGCCCTGAGACAACACCGCGCCCGTGGCCTGCGTCAGCTTCAGGCCCGCGGCAATCGTGCCGCTGCCGTAGGTGATGGTGCTGGCGGCGCCGTCGGTGCCCGAGGTGATCATGAAAGCCGCGCGCTGGGCGTCATAGGTGCACGAGGCACCGAAGGTCGTGAAGGCGGCCTGGATGATCGACGCGGCATTCGAGAAGCTGGTGGCGCCAGACAGGTCGATGGCGCTGGAAGTCTTCGGCGTGCCATCGACGGAGACGGTCAATACGCCGCTCAGCGCTTGCAGCTGCTCCAGCGTCATCGAAGCCATCGAGCCGCCGCGCACGTACGCCGCCACCGCAGCGGTGGGGTATTGCGAGAACAGCAGATTCCCGGGCTTGCGCGTCGAGTTGTCGAAGCCGTTGAAGTAGATGCCGGCCAACGTCGCTTCAGTGGACGTGGGGCCGAAAAAGCGCTGCACGTCGCGCGCGGTGGCGAAGCTTTGGACGGTGCCGACCGGCACGGCAGTATCGGAGGTCAGGATCAGGCCGTTCAGGTCGAGCGCCGATCCGCCGGCGCCGATCACGCCAGGGACCACCTGGACGATTTCACTGGCGGGAATGGACATAGCTTTAAGCTCCCGGAGGGTAGGTAGTGTCGACCTCGGTGAGGTCTACGTGGAGTTGGTCCGCAAACTGCTGCGGCACGGTGATGGATGGGTTGAACTGCAGGACCGCGTCGACTGACCAGCGTTCCAGGTATTGATCCTCGCCGGTGATGAACGGCAGTTGCCGCGGATCACCGGTATAGAGCGGCTGGGCGCCGCTCGACTTCAATGCATCGCAGCCGTAGGAGCTGCGCAGCGCGATGCAGATGGCCAGGGCCATGTCTTGCGCACTGTCGCCGTAGCAGTCGACCTGCGCAGTCCACTGGGTCGGCCGCGTCAGGGTCATGGTGCCGGCGTTCGTCACGTCGGCGTAGGTTGTGTGCGGCAGCGAAAGCGCGGGCGCCAGAATAGGCGTGATGTACACGTAGCGGCCGGCGGGCGGCGGCACGCGGTTCTGCTGCCCGCGCACCACCGTGACCTGGTCGCCGACGATTACCTGGACGAACGCACCCAGCGCATCGACCAGCGCGTCCTCGGTGAGGGAAACAGGAATGCTCATGGCGACGCGTCCATCTGAAGGGTCACACCGACCTTGCACCAGTCGGGCCAGGTCTCGAAGACCACCTCCACGAGCCACACCTGGCCGCCGAAAACCAGCAGATCGCCACCCTTGGCCAGTGGACGGACGACACCCTGGGTGTCGCCGTACATATACACGCTGCGCTGCACGCCCTGGATGTTCTGCGCCTCCAGGTGAGCCACGTCCTTGCCACTCAGCGGCTGCACCTGGAGCCGCGCGGCGGCATCCGGCTTGTACTTCGGCACCTGCTTGCGGCCGGCGCCGATCTCATAGCCGTCGCTGGCGCGCAGCGTGCCGTCGATCATCGGGTTCACCGCGGCGATGATCGGGGATGCCAAGCCGTGAAGATTCATCGTTATCCCCTGGCAAGCGCGGCGTCGGCGGACGCACCCAAGCGGATACGCGACCGAACGCGGTCATAATTCACCGAGAGCGCCGAACAAGCATCCTTCAGGCACATTTCGATTCCAGCGACTGTCACACGTACTGTGCGCCGCGTGTTTCTGCACTGTTCCGCCTGAGTTTCCCATCGACAGTTGGCCGGCTCATAGTGGCCATCATTGTCAATGCGCCCAAGCGTCTTGCCGGCTGGACACTCTCCCATGTCGGCCAAGAATGCCTCGAAGCTGCACCTCCAGCGCGGGTCTACGGTGATCCCGCGGTCTCGGTAACATTCGATAGAAATCTGATCAACTCCACGCACTCGCGCGCGCATCGCGATCCAAGCCCGGTAGGTTCGGGTCTTCCACATCCCATGCTTGGCGCGCGATCGGCTTTGCTCATCTTTGTGGCACCCACAACTCACTACTCGGCCCGATCGAATCGGCGTTGCGACTCGGTCGATCTCCCTCCCGCAGTCGCAACGCCAAAGCCAAAGGCGCACACCATTCTTGTCCGTTCCGCGCAGTTTCAGCGCCACGAGGCGACCATAGCGCTCGCCCGTAATGTCTATCGGCTTCGGCATGTCAGGTATCCGTTTCATAATCGACCGACGCTATGAGATGTCCCGAATCGATCAACGGCTTGGCGAAACCTTTCCGCGCCACCGTCACCGGAGCAAGCGGCGGACTATCCAGGCTTCGGATAGATTCCTGCAGCTGCCCCTTGATGCCTTCGCCCATCTGGCCCAGCGTCTTGTCGATGTCGTAGTCGTTGTTCTTGGCCACAGCGCCCAGCGCGCGCGGCCAGTCCTTTTGCTTTTCGGCGATCATCGATCGGAAAAACGGCCGCGGCGGCTGGTTGCGTTCCGGCCGGCCAAACTCATTGACGGCGGCCACCAGCGCGACCGGAGTGCCGTCCGGATAGGTGGCGCCTTCCAGGAACCCCACCCGCAGCGTGCCGCCGTCGCCCGCCTTGTCGGCGATCTCCTTCAGCCTCGCCATCAGGGCGTCGCCGCCCTTGAACGTCATGGCCGCCATGGGGCCACCACAGGGACAGCAAATCCGGTCGGCGCGGGCCGGTAGCGGCCCACCCGGTACTTGGCCGTGGCTTCCCAATACTGGGCGCCATAGCCGGTCTGCGCGTACCACTGCGCCGAGCCCGGCGCGACGTTGTACTCCGCCGAGACCGAAACCGAGCCCTGGGTGGCGCTACTGATCCGGCCCACCAGCGGCCTCGGGCCCTTGCCGTTCTCGCCATAGGTCAGCGCCGCGACGTGGGCCGTCAGCAGGTATAGGAGCACCTTGCGCTCGTCGACGTCACAGACCGCGCTGGTGTCCTTGTTGCTCAGGTACAGCGTGGCCATGCTGAAGGCGTGGTTGAGCTGCTCATTCGAGAGCGACGCGAAGGACGGATAGATCAGCCGGAACTCAGCGGGATCAAAGACGACGACAGCCATGGGCCGCTCCTATTTCTTCTTGCCTTCGTAGTTCTCGGGCTTGATGCCGGGCGCGGGCGCCTCGGGGTCCAGGCCTTCCAGTCCGGATTTCTCGTCCTTGCGCTCCTTGGCCTTCGAGACGGCGCTGCGCTCGCTGCCCTGGGCGAAGATCAGTTCCTTCTTGAGCGGCTGGAAGTCGGGGTACAGCTTCGTCCAGGCTTCCCAGAAGTCGGCGGGCACTTCGGTGAGGCCGTGGCCTGCGATGGCGTCCGGGTGATTTGCGCCGTTCAGCAGCACCGGCTCTTTGGCGCCCGGGATGTCCAGGATCAGCCCATTGGGCAATTTGCACGCGACGGTAACGGTCGACATTTCTCTTCCTCGAATAAAAAAGGGGCGCCGATTGGGCGCCCCTGTTTGTTACTGACGATTTGGCTTACACGCCGATCATGCTGGCAATGGCCATCGGGACCTTGATGACGGCGCCCCAGGTGCCCTGCGACTTCTTCTGCTTGAAGCTGGAGGTGTCGCGGACGATGGCATGGGCGCGCATCTTCTCGGTGAAGGCGGCGGTGCCCACGTTCTGGCCTTCGATCGAGTCGGCGATGAGCTGCACCAGCTGGCCCGAGCCCGTGGCGTACTGCACGGCGGTCTCGACGGTCAGGTTGGGGAAGTTCTTGGCCAGCATGTCGCTGACGTTGACGTTGTACTGGTTCGTCTTCGTCAGGTTGACTTCGATCTCGGGCGACATGCACAGCTTCAGCTTGTCGCGCCGCGTGACCAGGCCGCGCGTCTGCGCCACCAGCTGGCCGTAGATCTTCACGATGTCGTCGTAGACCGCCTGGCCGTCCTTGCCGGACCAGAGGGTCACGCCGCCGACCGAGATCGGGGCCACCGGCGCCGACAGGTTCGGATCGTTCAGCAGGCCGTAGTTCTGCAGGCCGGCGATGCCGAAGAAGTAGCTGTTGTCCTGGAACTTGTTCAGCACCAGGGCGGACGCGATGTTCAGTTCCGACGCCCAGTTGATCTTCGCCTGGCCGGCCATGTCCAGCTCGCGCTCACCCCATTCCGTCATGGTCTGGTAGTGGTACGACTGGCGCTGCGGGAAGTTGGTGTTCGCGCCGGCGCGGCCGTTGTTGTTGAAGTCGCCATAGGACGACACTTCACCCGTGGATTCCACCACCAGGAAGGTGGCCGTCAGGGTGGTCCAGTCGCCTTTCTTCGACTCGCCCAGGATCACGGCGCCCTGCATCGGCGTCGTGAGCACGCGGGTCAGCTCGGGGTCGATGTAGTTCAGCAGGTAGCCCGGGATACCCGAGTTGCTGACCGTCACCAGGGGGCCCGCGGCGTCCATGGCCAGGCCGTAGTCAGCGCGGAAGCCGTCGGGCAGGTAATCCTGAGCGCCCGGGAACACGATGCCGAAGCGCTTCTCCAGCATCGCGAGGTCTTGATGTCGTTTCATGTCATTACCCCAGGTTGGTGGAGGTGATCTTGATCAGCGCGCCGACGCCCCCCGCGCTGGCAACGAACCAGTCGGTTTCGGTGCTACCGGCGATGGTGGCGCCAGCGGCACCGGTGGAGATGGTGCCGTCCGTGTTGGAGGCGAATACCTTCTGGCCGATCGTGGCCACGGTCTTGGTGGCGGCCCAGAAATCGCCCAGGTTGTGCAGGGTGACGCCGAGCCCGGCCGGGATGACCATGGTGGCCTCGGCCAGCCAGATGGTGATGACGCCCTGCTGCTCACGGTGCACGAAGCCCGTGGGCACGCCGGAGCCAGCATTCGTGACCTTGCCGTTGGCGTCAGCCCAGGCGAAGCGGCCGACGGTCACGCCGGCGGTGTCCGCCACCAGCGCGCCGGGGCCGGCCAGGACGGTCGAGCGCGGGTTCGAGCTGGCGAAGTCGCCCGCCACCGCGGCGGCGGGTTCGATGTAGACCTGTTTCTGGAAGCCCATTTAGATCACCTTCGGCTGATGGGGGTAGCGTTGGTTGAAACTCTGCACCGAAGCCGAGTCCATCGCCACATGCGGGGTTTGGGGAGCCTGGTCTTGTGCCAGGGCCATCTTGACCAGCGCGCGGTACGCCGAGGGCGGCGTATCGGTCAGGTCGACGCCCTTGGCGTCCAGGGCCATTTTGTAGACCGCCTCGGCCGAGTCCTGGGCGACGATTTCGCCGAGGATGGGCCGGCATTCCTGCTCGGCGGTGCGGATCGCGGTCATACGCGCGATGGCGCCTTCCTCGCCGGCCTTCTGGGCCTTGGCCAGCGCCTGGTCCATGGCCTGCTTGGTCACCGGCGCCGGCGGCGTGTTGGGCGTGGGCGGCGGCTCGTCGGATGCGCCGGCGGCGGGCTCGCCCAGGGCGGCCATGACGCGCGCGGCTTCTTCCGGGCCCAGCTTCTCGCCGAGCATTTCGCGCATCTTGCCCATCAGCTCGTCGTCCAGGGCGACCGGCTTGGGTTCGGCGGTGTCGTCGTCCTCGTCTTCGCCGATCGGCGCGACGGTCGGGTCGGTGAACACCTCGATGACCTCTTTCAGGTCTTCCAGGTCGGCGTCCTGCGCCAGCTTGCCCTTGAAGTGGTTCTGCATGGCGCGGATGATGCGCGGCTGCTCGGACTTCAGGTTCTTGCGGCTGACGCCCTTCAGGAAGGGGGTCAGGTCGCCCAGTGCCGCGTCCTGGGCCAGCCGGGGCCGGATATGCGCCCCGAGTGCCCCGGCGACGACGGCGGCGGTTTTGCTCAGTTTCATTTTCGGGATCTCCGAAGGGTTGAGGGTACTGCTGTCGCCTACGACGACGTCCGGGCCTGCACGGCCCACTTCGACAAGCGCGACGTGATTGCCGCGAATGTCTCGCATCACCCCGTCGTGTGCGACGCCTTCATAGACGCCGGCCGTCATGTCAGCCCGGTAGCGATAGGCGCTCGAAAGCTCCTTTTGCTCTTCGGATTCGATGAGCGCGATCGCGACGGCGTCCCACACGACGAGGGAATTCTTGAGGTACGGCGCCTGGTAGGTGGCGTTCGAACCCGTGGCCCCGACCACAAACTCTTTCTGCGGCTCGGCGGCCGAGACGGGGATGTGCTTGGACAGCAGCGGGATGTTGTTGAAGGTCGGCGCCGCCTTTTCCAGTTCCTGCGGGTCACGCAGGAGGAAATAGATGCGGTTGGCGTCGAGCCCCAGGGTCTCCCAGTCCGGGATTTCGTTGCCGCGGTAAGGGTTGACCGTGGCCTTGCTGATGTTGCTGATCTCGACGTGCATCCGGCCGTCCACGTCGATCTTGCGGACGGTGGCGCGATCGAAAGCCAGGCCGTGGGGTGTCTTCTGGTTCATGGCATATCCGGCCATTGCCGGTTTGATTTCGACAGGTTCTCCGCGCCGGGCAGCACCTGGAGGTTTGATTCGACGTGCAGACCGCACACTATCTTTCCGCGCAAAGGAACGATGTGGTCTACGTGGTGTGGCATGCCAGTTCGTTGAGTAGCCTCGCGCGCTAGTTCGTAGAAACTGCTGATCAAGGCTTGGTTTGCCCATGCCGGGGTCGCTTTGGTTTCTGCCGCCCTACGCCTTGCCTGCTTAGCTGCAATTTTGTGCAGATTCGCGCTGCGCCATGCCTTTTGAGAAGCTGAAACCACATCCTTATTGGCCTCATACCATTCGGCCATCTTCGCGGAGCGATGCTCCCGGTTGGCACGATAGTGCGCCCGGGACAGATCGCCGTGCCGCTCTTTGTTGGCCAGGTAGTGCGCGCGCGACGCCTCAGCTACACGGTCCTTATCGGCTTCGTAATGAGCCTTCCTGCATGTTTTGCAGCGAGCATGCCGGCCGTCTTTCCTGGACCGATCTATGCTGAAGCTTTCAAGCGGCTTGGATTCTCCGCACTTGAAGCATCTCTTCTGGTCAGCCCTCGAATCCGGGGATGATGCTGATCGACACGCATCGGCAGTTCGGCTCGGTTCCCGGAAATACCCACTTTCCATCGAGATACATTCCCTTTTCGATGTCATAAGTTTTCCCACTGGCAGCGACATGGGATGGCCTTGGATGCTTTCCGCCAGAGCTATGAAGCCAGCGCGCTTTGGTGATGCCGAGGCCTTTTTGCCTGACCCTTGTAATGGTGGCGGTCGCTTTATTCGACTGGTCGCGGGCGATGAACGCCGCGCGCCGCTTGGTGACCCCGTAGCGCTTCTGCAAATCCTCGACCAGCCCTTCCAGGTCTCGACCCTGGGTAACCGACCGCATAACCATGCCCTGCACGTCCTGCAGATGCTCGGCGGCGATCGACTTGATGAGTCCGACGTTCTCCTGCACGGTGGCCTGGAATACGTCGTTGGCCGCTCGGGTCAGCTGGAACTGCACGCTGAACCCTTTCTGCCGCAGGGCATTGCGCAGCGAGATATCCGCCGCGCTCATCGAGGTTTCGGCGAACTCGCTGGCCACCGGCTGGGCTGCCTCGTCGAAGCGGCGCTGCCACTGTCTGGCCAACCGGCGCATCATCTTGGTCAGCGCCATGGCCGGGCTTTCGTCCTGGGCTATCTCAGGCACATTGCGCCGATAGGCCGCCGTCAGCCAGTACACCAGGGACCCCTGCATCTCATCGATCAGGCGGTCCAGGCGCTTGCGGTAGGCCGCCTCGATCCCCTGGTTGGCGTGCACGGGGCGCAGCGGCACCTCGCGGCCGGTAGGGGAAACGAGGTCAGGCATTGGCGTTTTCCTCCGGTTCGTCGTCCAGGGGTGGCGGCGCGGCGGGCACCGGGTCGGGCACACCATCGCCGTCGTCATCGGCCAGGTCCAGCGAGTGATAGCCGTTCGTCTCGTCCGCCGCCACGCGCTCGCGCTCTTCCTGCGGGCTGATGGCGCCGGACTCGATCAGCACCGCGCCGGTGTCCGCGTCCAGCTTGCGCACCTCGGCCAGCTCCTTCTCGCTCATCTGCCACAGAGGCACGAAGCTGAATGTGATGTCGGGGTCGACCTCGCCGAACTCGCTCAGCTGGATCACCTCCAGGCACTGCTGCAGCGGGTCGCGGAATACAGCCTCCTGGGCGGACAGCATTTCGTCGTAGAAGACGCGGATTTCGCCCTCGGCCGTGGCGTTCAGGCCGCTAGGCGTGATGCCCGTGTACTTCACTAGCGGGATGCCAGGCACCACGCACAGCTGCTCCAGCGACTGGTTCTGCAGGGCGTCGAGGCCCGACAGAGGCACGTTCTCGAACCCGAATTCCTCGTCATCCTTGTTGACGGCGAAGACCCCGCGATTCGTCCGCGTCCGGTTGAACACGTCGATGCGCGCGAATACGTCGTCGCCTGGGTCACCCGAAAGTATCGACTGCAGATTGGTCTTGAAGACCCCCACCGAGAACCCGTCGATGAGGTTGGCCACCGCCTGGCGCGTCTTCAGCCAGTTGTTGACGTAGGGAATCGTCAGCTGCGTCAGCGACATGCCGCCGAAGTTATAGGACGGCTTCAGCAGGTCCGGCACCTCGCGCGACACGATGTTCAGCAGCCGGCTGCTGTGCACCTGGCGCCCCAACACAAACCAGGAGGTCGGCTTGTAGAAGTCCGGGCGCATCGGGTTGTCGCTGTTGTACAGGTACGGCGTGGTCCAGACCGGGTCGATGACCTTGAAGCCCGCCAGGGCGCCCTTGGTGATCTTCGCCGGGCTTTTGACCAGGATCGACTGCAGTTCGTCAGGGTCAGCCCAGGCCAGCGTGCCGCTGGGCGTCTTCACGTCGATGTAGATCTGCGACCGGCCGAACAGACCGTCCTGCAGCGCAGCGAGGCGGAACTTGGCGCGCAGGCGATGCCGGCGCATGGCCTTCTCGATGACCTCGAGCTTGTCGCTCTTGTCGTCTTCGCCCTTGACTTCCAGCTTGATCCACTTCCGGGTCATCTCCTTGGCAATGACGTCGGACATCTTGCGGTATTCGGGGCGCTGGGACAGCTCGGCCAGGTAGGGGTAGCCGATGAAGCCCATCCCGGCGTAGGCCTCGCTCACGTAGGCGTAGACCGGCTCCATGGCCGAGTCCTGGGCCATCATGGCCTTTGTCATCGTGGTGGGGACTACGCCGGGAGCGACCGCGGGGCGCTTGAACTCGCCCACCGGCGCGGGTACAGGCTCGGCCGGCGCGATGTTCGCTTTCCCCAGAGCTTCCAGGCTGATCTTCATCCCAGGCTCGCGGCGCGCGGCCGGGGCCGGCGCAGGTGCCGCGGGGGCATTCCTGCGCAGGATCCAGTCGAGTAATTTCATGCACGCCTCATAGCTTCGGGGTTGATCTTCATCGGCCGCTTACCCTTAATGAGCGGTCCCAGCGCGTAGCGGGTCGCATCCATGTAGTGGTTATTGGCGTCCACAATGTCGGTGAGCACATCGCCACTCAGGCGATCGACCTTGTAGCTGTAGAGCCTTGCTTCGCGTAGGGTTTGCGTACAGCGGGGGTGGATGACTATTTCCTTGTAGGAGCGCAGGTGGGCGATGCCGTCCTCCACGCTCCCTTTCCACTTATCTACGCCGACGATCCGGGGAAGATTGGCTCGCGCGCTGTTTCCGCTGCTCTTGACGTGGCTGATCGTCTCCGGCCTGGCCGAGTCCGCACGCACAACGTGCCTCTCGATGCCTGGCAGGCGTTCGATCATGAAATCCGCAATATCGTCGTTCTCAAGGCCTACCTTGCCAGCCTCGTACTCAATCCATAGCCGGCTGTCGTGCACCCATAGCTTGACGCCGGCCGTTGGGTCTTGACTGAAACCCCAGTCCAGACCGTAGTACGGGCCATCCCACCCAGCCGCGGGCTCGAACTCTGCGACCCGGTACTTGTTGGCCAGAATCTGGGCTTCGCTGTTCTCGCGATAGGCGCCATCCCAGATCCAGGCATATGTTTGGTCGTCCAACCGCTCCCGGTCCGCCAGACGCTCTTGCTCGAGCACGTCCGGGAACCACGGGTTGTCCGTATAGTTCAGCTCGACAATCTTGGCGCCGGCTGGCGGGCTCTTCACGAATCGCTGATCCGTCGGGCTGCCGTCCACCTCAGGGTTCCAGGTCAGCCAAACTTCGGAGTCGCTTTCCCGGACAGTCGGCAACAGCTTCTGGTATGCAACCTCGCTGATGTTCTCGGCTTCGTCGAGCCACGCGATCAGAATCCGAGCCTTCGACTTGATGCTGTCCAGGTTGTGGCGCAGACCAGCGAAGGTGTAAGACACCCTGCGGTTGCGGGTACGGATGAACCGCTCGCCGATATCGAAATAGGCATCCAGCCAGGGCTCGGCGCGAATGGCCTGCTTGACCTCCTCCATCGAGGAGTCTTCCAGGCTGTTCATGTACTCCCGGCCGCAAAGGATCACGCCGGAGACGCCAGCCTCGGCGAACATGTATGCCCGCACGGCAGTCATCTTGGCGAAAGTGCGTGTCTTTGCTGAACCACGGCCACCCTTAGCCCCCCGGTATCGCGCTGGCCCGGAGAACACCGGGATCAGCTTCGGGGGGATTTCGAGTCTAGCCGTCGTCACCTGGAGCAACCAATTGGATCGTGGTGGGCATCGTGGGAATCGGACCGCCGTCAGGGCCGGAGTGTTCTACCCGATCCTTGAACATGCCAAGGTGGCGGCCGATGTCAACCAGCGCGCCCTTCTTGTCGTGCAACTTGACCTTCAGGCCTTCCCGCCCCTCCGAGATTTCGGAGATGGCCGCCGCGGTGTCGTCGTCGATGTCGTCGGCGCTGACCAGTGCAAGGCCGTGATAGGCCTCAGTCACCTCACCCTCATCGTCGCCGGCGTCCGTAACCCGAAGCTCCGTCTTGCCCCAGCGCACGATCTTCCGGATGTCGCTAAAGCCGATCTTGGCCAACTCGCGCAGGACCATGTCCTGAGTGATCTCGGTCCGCCTTGCGCGAGCGGCTTGCGCTTCCTGAACCGCCGCAGCGATTTCAAGTTTCTTCAAGTTCTGCTCGCCAATCTGGCCAGCAGTCTTCTGGCTATACCCCGCCCTTATCGCCGCTTGCGTGGCGTTGAGGTCAACGAGGTACTCATCCACGAAGCGGCGCTGTTTGTCTGTCAGCGCCATCGTCATTCCTTGCCCTGGGCAGCGGCCCAAGATTGTTCGTTTCATACTGTTGGCGCCAGCGCGCACGATCTTCGGCAGTTGTGTCCGAAGGCCACCCAAGTCCGGCATACGCCGGGCTGAAGCCCATTGGGCCGCGCGGGCGCTGAATCGGACGAACCATCTGTCACCTTTGGATCGGAAAGAGTTGCGCTCATCCGGCTACCCATCAGGGCTGGGCGCGGCGGTTCTCGTCGTGCTGGCCGCCGGCGACAAGACCGGAAGAAGTGTCCCGCGCATTTGCCCCTGCTCGGGCGCCAGGCCTGCTGAGGCGACTCATGGGGGTACTTGTAGGTTGTGGGGCCCACCCCTTGGCGCACGTGTGTGTGCGCTGGTTGGACCGATAGGGGCTTAACGGGCGGCGCAGGTCAGAGCCAGTCTGTTTGCGGAACACTCCGCACATACGCACGCCCCTGCATTCTGGTCCGCCTGGCGTATGTCACTGGTTGATTGCTGCGGTCGTTCCCACACGGCTGGCGACTGACGGCCCTTTGCTCGGCCTTACCCGTTAGCGGTGCCGGCCAATCGCCAGGCGTCTGAAAACAAAAGCCCCAGCGCGTGGCCGGGGCTTCGTTTCTTCAGGGCGCAACAGCCCGGCGCTAGTATCCCACAATGCGGGGCACTTTCCGGAATGTTCGTGTCCCACTTTTCCTCACGTCGCCCTCAACTCGAAGGGAATTCCAAGCTTGAGCATGGCTTGCACCTGCTCATATGTGTATTGAGGGGGTGGGCGATTCGCTACCGCTTCAGCCATGGCAATCAATGCTGCCCGGCGCCGCGACGTCAGACTGGCAATGTCCGATTCCTTTTTGACCGACCTCGCGTAGTCGGCCATATTGCCCCGGATTGTCGTTAGGTAGATATTGCCGATAGCATACGGACCCGTGTCTCCGTACCGGCCCATGCAGAGATCGTTGGGGCCGCTGCCACGCAGGTGATAGTGGCGTTGCCAGAATTCCCACCATTCGGCGAAAGTGAGCTCGAAGCCGATGCCGCGGCCAGCGGATCGGGTCTTCTGCTTCATGAACGCGTAGTAAGGATCAGGAAGCTTCTGGCTCTTGGCATGGGCGCGAATTCTCGCAAGGGCTTCAGGACTCAGGTCGCCGAGCACGCTGGCGATACGATCCTCGCCGGGCGCATCGTCCGGGATTGCATAGCTTTTCAGCCGGTAGGTTGCATAGCCGCCGCGCTCATGGATGGGCGCGATGCGCACTAGGCTGCCGCCATTCTCCATCGCCTCCAGTACGCGCGAGACAGCCTTCCGCGCCGCCTCTCTATCCTGTCGATTCTTGTTGTCGCCAAGGATGTAATTGACGATCTCCATCATCCTGAAGTCTCGCTTGGGGTAAGTCCCCAGCAACTCAAGAACCTCGGTGGCGTATTTCATCGAATCTTCCTCTCAACTTCATTTCGGAATAGGCCGAGATAAATCCGGTATTCAGCGTCTGTCAGCGTCACGCCTGTCATCTCTGCAATCCACTCCCGTGCCGCCTTACGCCGGTCTTTCGTGCCCATGCCGTCGAACCTGACGCCCTTCTGGGTGTACTCAGCGATGACAATCATCCGTTCATGCCAAGGCAGTGCTGCATGCATCGCCTCCACGGCCATGGCGTGGTCGTAGTTGATGGGCCTCGGGTCGACGTCTTCGTCATAGTGGATGGACATGTTGCCCACCGTGCAGCCGGACCAAGTCCAGCGCGCCCAGTTCCAAATCAAGTCATCTCCAGTCAGTCCGCTCATATCTCACAGCCCTCGTGCAGTGCTCGCTTTGCGGCGAGGTAGACCTGGTGCGCCTCTTCCGCCGAATCGTAGTTACCCAGAAACTTCGTGCGACCGTCGACCCGGATATCCGCTCGGAACTTTCCCGAGCGCTTGTGGAGAGATGCACCCAGCAGGCCTGTAGACCTGTTCTTCCGAGTCGCCGTCCTCTGGTTCTGCCCATTCACGGACTTGTTCACGTCCCTCAAGTTCGAAATCCGGTTGTCGGTCCTGACGCCGTTCTTGTGATCCACAACCCCCACCGGCCAGCTCCCGTAGAAGTGCAGCCACGCAAGTCTGTTAGCGCGGTAGTTCTTGCCGTCGATGCCAATCAGCACGTATCCATAGAAGCTTTCCACGCATCCGGCTGCCTTACCGGCATACCGGACGTTCCATTGCTTCGGCGCGGCTTCCCTAGTCTTCCAGATAAACATGCCCGAAAGAGGGTCGTAATCCAGAAGCTCCCGCACCAGCGCGGCATTGACTTCACGTTTCATCGGCCACCTCGTATCGGTTGCACCTCGTCCCATAGGGCTTGCCCTTCAAGCAGCGCGTGATCGTGTCGCCGAAAGGCGTCTCTATCGTCTTGGCGTGCGCGCAGCCAGTACACGAGCGATTCAGTGCAGCCTGCTGCTTGCTCATCAGCACAAGCATCGGATCTCGGAATTGCCATTTGCACAGGTCGACTGTCATCGTCCGATCTCCACGAGCACGAAGCCCTTCTTCTCCACGTCCAAGGCGCCATCCAGCGTCATTGGTCTGAACTGGCTGTCATCGATGCCCAGCGCCGCGGCAATGCCGTCCAGCCTGGGCTTCTCGGCATGCAGGAGGCCGTCCAGATCTCGGCGGATCCGGTTGGGCGCTACCCAGGTAATCGACACCGGAAGCCGACCGGCAGAAGCCAGGCTGTTCCGGCCCAGTGCTTCCTTGGCGGCGAAGAATGCGGATTCGCGGGCGCGCACCTTCGCCGCATGAGTTGAGCCCCAGTGCTTCCCGCTCTTGCGGTTCGCCATCAGGCTGGTGTCTGGCCAAGGCAGGCGGATGGTCAGTCGGTCGAGGTTCATGCAGCCGCCTTTGCGAGCAGCGCAAAGGCCCAGCCCGACATGGTGATGTTGAGCACGATATCCAAGATCGCGGTGAGCCTGCTGGGGCGACGCCATGAGTCGGTCGCCAGCAGCACCAGCTTGCAAAAGATCTCGATCACGGTGAAGGTGAGCACCACCCAAATGAAAGCGCTCATGCCGAAGCCTCGCTGGTTTCGCCCTTGGCGCGCTTCAGCATCGCCGCGATTGCGGGCGTGGGTTGCTCGCCCTTGGCGATGCGTTCGTCCCACTTTTCGATCCAGCGACGTGCGTTGCGGCCGGTCTGGTCCAGCGCCTTATCCGCGCCCATTTTCTTCAGGGCGGCGGCAGCTTCCGCCTTAGTGGCCAAGGTTTGGCCCGGCGCCGGCAGCGCCTGCCGCGGCTCGGGGATGTCCGGCCACGCGCCCTTCGCCAGCTCGTCGCTCAACGTCTTCTCCCAGCGCGCCTTGATCGAGCCGTACGTGCTAGAGAGCAGATCTACGGTACTGACGCCGACCGCGGCCCAGTACACGGCGGGATGCGACCAGATGCCGATCTCGCCGCGCTTGCGGGCGGACATGCCGCGCACCGCCTCGTGGTACGCCACCTCCGGCGCCATCCAGGGGCAGCACAGCTTCACGAACTCCGGCAGCGTGGGCGGCCATTCACGGGTCATGCAGGCAACCAGCCCGCGGCGCACCTGTGCCTCATCGAGGCCGGCCAGCTTCTGATTCCACGAGTCCTTGAGCTCGCGGGGCGTCAGTCCCTCCCACTGCTGGGCGAACTTGGCGCCGTACAGCAGGTGCATCTCGTTCACCACGAGGGCGCCCAAACCGGTCTGTGCGTTAGCTACTTGCATCGATCACCCCCATGTCAATTTCCCTTCGTTCCTGGCCCTCAGCCAGCACATCCCGCAACTCAGATGACCACGCGGCCCGCCGCTGTGCCGCAGTAGGCGGGCTGGCGCGCGCCTGCGCCCTCGGCGGGAAAAGTCCCTGGTAGCCGCCGGCGATGCTGTGGGCAATCACGGCGCGCGGCTGATGGCCTTCGTCCAGGTAGCCAGCGAGCTGCTGCAGCTGGCGCTTGGCGCCCTCCTCAGTCACCGGCTTCTTGCGGGCCTTCCGATCGGCAACCCAGCTTTCCCAGTCCTCGCGGTCGAGCCAGTCGGGCAGCTCGATCGCCGAGGCGTCGAATCCTTGCCCCCGCTTGCGGGGGGTAGGGGGGATATCTTTCTCTTGGTTATGGTTCTGGTTCTGGTTAGTTGCACAGTCGTGGTTCGGCTGTTCAACAGGTTTTGAACGGCTGTTCAACGGTCGTTGCGTTTTCTGGGCTCTTTTTGCCGCACTTGCCTTCCCTGCAGCCGATTTCGCCTCGCGCTGGGCGTGGTACTTCTCAATTTCGGAATCGCAGCGCGAATGGCGCCAACCTTCGTCGGTTTCCGTAAAGAACTCGTTCAACACCTGTTCAACAGCTGTTCGTTCTTCGTTGGAACGGGCGATCAGCAGGCGGCACAGGACATCCTTATCCAGGGTCAGGGGCGCCTCTGTGTCGTAGTACAGGTCGAGCATGTCGCGGTACACAGACCGCTCGAGACGGGTCAGGTGGCGCGTGGCGCTGTTGAAGTCGCCGATGTGGTGCGGGTAGTAATTCATGCGTGCTCCAGCATCCCCGCCGCGCGCAACGCGCCATCAGGGACTTCAAATCCTTGTGCCTGCAGCTGCTCGATACACCAGACCAGCAGATCCCGTTGGCGGCCGTAGCGAGCCTCGAAGCGCGCCTTCCATGGGTGCACAGCAATGCGACCGGGCGCGCCCGTTCCATCCTGGTGGTTGCCGGCTGAGAGCGGCAGCACGAGCCAGTGCGCGTCCGGTTTCGTGCGCCCGTCGATGTGATGGATCGAACACTGGCTGTCGAAGAAGCCGTCCATGCGCGAGGCCACGCAGCCGATATTCGAGGCCAGCATGTCCCAGAATCGCTTCTGTTCGGCGGTCGGGTTGCGGCCTTTCATTCGCCGAAGCCTCGCAAAACGATCTCCAGCATCTCGCTGGCGCGCGCGGGCGGCAGGTGCGGCCACATGGTCTTCTGCGCGTGCGCGGTGCGCAGGAACGTCACGGCGTCATCGTGGAACTGCTCCATGTCGGCCTGCTCCAGCTTCGCGTAACTGATCGAGCGCGGCACGGGGATCACCCCGCCCTTCGGACCCGGGTACCAATCCACGAAGCCACTGCCCGTCTTGAGCCAGGCGCGAAACGCCTCGAATTCCTCGAAGCGGTCCTGAGCCTCAAACAGGGCCGACTCCAGCGCCATGTGCTTGCGGTGGTACCAGCCCGTGCGCTCTTTGTGCGTGGTGATGGACAGCATCTCCCCCGGCTCCAGGCGGACCAGCTGATTCCAAAGCCGGCGCCATTGCTTGCGCCCGCGTTCACCCAGGCCATCGACCATGCCGAAGATCAATCGGCGCGCGGCTTCCTTTTCCTGCTCGGAGGCTTGGACGGGCTGCTGACGAACCAGGGTGATATCGGCCATGTCAGTGCCGCTCCTCAGATTCGATTTCAGCTTGCAGGTACTTGTAGGCCATGCGCTTCAACGCCTGCAGATCGTCACGGCTTACCACCACGGCGTCCGCTGGCGCGACCTGCAGACCCACCGCCGCCAACAACTGGCAAGCGCGTTCCAGATGCTCGGCCTTGAAGCGGCTGAGCGTGCTGGCGTCCATGCCCATGCAAGCTGCTGCACGGTCTTGCGTCGTCATCGCAAGGCGCTGCAAGACCTCGGCCAAATACCTTGCGCCGGTCTTGCGGGTGCTTTCCTGTCTATCGCCGGATACTGGTTGGGTGGTGCTCATCGAGTACTTCCTTATGAACAAAGAGCGAGGTGTGTTTCGTGACCGAAACGGAGAAGTTGTTGATCAGCGCCCAGGACTTGGCCCGCCGGATCTTTGAAGAGCCGAGCGAAAAAGCAGTCATGGACTTGTTTCAGGAGCTGTGCGCCGAGCGTGACCGCATGGCGTGGGCGACCGACGGCCGCGAATCGGCGACGGTGCATTGATGTCATGCCGCCCTCGCCTCTTCGACCAACTCCGGCCAGTACGTTGCGTACTCTTCAGGCCACTCGTCCTTGCGGGTGACCGCCCCGCCCGTCGCTTTTTCGATAGCGGCGCCGTATTCCAAGGGGATGGGCCGCTTTCCGCTCGCCCACCGGCTCACGTCCGGCACGTGAGCGCCGATAGCCTTTGCCAGGGCGACTTGGCGTCCGCGCTTCTGAGATAGGTATGTGGACAGTTTCATACCCAGACTTTAGCGAAACGCAAAAGCTAAGTCAATAGCGTTACGCGCATATAACCGTTTTGCGTTTTGCTATCAAATTCCAGCCATGAACGACATAGACGAAATTCGCCGACACAACTTGCGCCAGATTGAAGCGGAGAACGGCGGCCCGGCTTCCGCCGCCAAGTTGTTGGGGATGTCTCCCTCACAATTCGCGAACCTGCGCGACGGCGCCAAGGACTCAAAGACGGGGCGCCCACGCGGCATGAGAAAGGAGACTGCGCGCCGTATAGAAATCGCAGCCGGAAAACCGACTGGATGGCTGGACGTTTATAGTGAACCCAAAAGCACCGAGATAAGAACCGTTCCCGCCAAGGAGTCGGTCGTGCTTCGCCAATTTGAAACAGGGGGGTCGATGGGCGATGGAGTAGAGCTTAGAGATCAGCCAGGCATCATAGAGAGCTGGCGAGTCAGCTCCGAATGGCTGCACAAAAACGTGCCCGCTTACACCATGAAGGAGAATCTGTGCATCGTCACCGGGTTTGGTGACTCGATGCGACCTCTTTTTAATCCTGGCGACCCATTGATAGTGGATCGGGGTGTGCACGCGGTAGACTTCGATGCAATCTATTTTTTCCGCGTAGGGACACAGGGGTACATCAAGCGTTTACAGACGATCCCCACCGAAAGTGGCCTTATCGTGCGTGCCAAGTCGGAAAACGGGAAATATGACTCATGGGACATCACCGAGAAGATGGACTTCGAAGTTTTTGGCAGGGTTCTAAAGGTGTGGTGTAGCCATGACTTTTAGCACTAGAGCATTCGCTGGGGCCGCAGCAACACTATTCTGCACTGCATCTCTCGCAGCCAGCTTCGATTGTGCCAAAGCTAACTCCATCCCCGAGTACCTTATCTGTAACACCCCAGAGCTGTCGAAAGCGGATGATCAGCTGAAGGTAGTTTTCGATATCGCGAAAGCCCACGCTGTCGATAAGCGCGCTTTCAACGACGCGGCGCGCCAGCAATGGAACCGCCGGGAGAAAAACTGCCGCGACGTCGCATGTTTAGATCAATGGTTCAGCGAGCAAATTTCTACTTATTCTGCACTGATCAGGACGCAGGCCAATGTCGCGCCGCCACCTATCGCCAATGCTTCAACTGGATACCGTGCAGGCCCTCCGCTGGGAGCCGAGCGCCCCACAACCACGCCTCAGCCCACAGCGCCGGCTGCTGACATTGCAATATCGGCCGACGAGCTATTTAGAGCCTACGACGCAAACGAGGTGGCCGCTGACCTGAAGTACAAGGGCCGGCTGATTACGATCGAAGGAAAAGTTGATGGCATCAATGTTTCATTCGATGGAGAGCCCTACATCGTCTTGGCAGTTCCCGGTCAATTTTTGAGCGGCGTCAGGTTGAATTTTTCCAAAGCAGCTATGCCTCATTTAGCCAAGGTCCAAAAAGGGGCGGTGATACGGGTTAGATGCGAGGCGAAAGGTATGGTGCTACGGTCTCCCTACTTGACCTGCCCAGACTGACCCTTTCACAACTATGATCGCAGGCCCGCCGCGAGCGGGCTTTTCTTCGTCCATATATTTTGCGTTTCGCTATTGACATACGTTTTGCGTTTCGCTAAAGTTCACTCATGCGCTGCAAACACGGCGCCGCAACAAGCCCTCGGCCTCGTATCCCAGCGAGAGGACGTAGAGCCTCCACACATAGAAAGGTGGCAAGGGCATGGGAAAGAAGTTGAAGGAATGGAAATGCAAAGGTTTTGGAACAAGGTCAGCAAGACCCACGAATGCTGGGAATGGACCGCCGCTATGGACACCCATGGATACGGTCGATTCCACGTAAGGGTCGGAAGACTCGAAGGTGCGCATCGGTTCTCTTGGGAGTTGACGTACGGACCGATACCGAAAGGCTTGTTTGTTCTTCACCGGTGTGACAACCGGAGATGCGTGAATCCAAAGCATCTTTTTCTTGGAACTCACGACGAGAACATGCAGGACATGAGCGCGAAGGGGCGAGGAACCAACAGCCGCAAAGGCAAATCGCCCCGAGCGAAGTTAAGTGAAACGCAGGTCGGAGAGATCAGGTGCCTCGCGGCGTCTGGTGTCCTCCAGAAAGAAATCGGCGAGAAGTTTGGCATATGCCAGCGCCAGGTCAGCAGGATTGTTTGCCGGCACAACTGGGCCAACGGCTGACGAAGCAGGACAGCAGTACCTCAGGCCTGGCCCAACCAGGCGCAGCACGTCGTTGGCGAGGACGCTAAATCGCAACGCAGCCACCCGGGCTGGATACGAATAGCG